GGCATTGACCCGGGCGACGGGGAAAGAGGGGAGCGGAACATAAAAACCATCATGGGATATGTCCGGGAGTTGAAGAGGGTTCGGAATCGGAGTTTGGCGCGGATTGAGGAAATTGAACGGGCGGTGGAGTGGAGGTTGAGGCCATGAAGTGGGAATACAGAACAACGTGCGAACACCCTGGAAAGTGTATTGAAGAGGTGCTTAACGAACTAGGATTGGACGGTTGGGAATTGGTGTCGGCATACCACGACCCCCATAAGACCAGTGTCGCATGGTGTTTTCTAAAGCGCCAAATTCCAACAGAACCGTCTAATGATCCCACACCATGACCACCACCAAAACAACCCCACTCCCACCCCTGGCCTCGCTGTGCTGGTTATGAGGAAATTATGAAATATCAAGAATACATAGCGTCAAAATCAGATTCATGTCCGAGGGTTGGAATTGACCACGGCCCATTGTCTGATGTCCTTTTTGAATGGCAGGCTGAATTGGTATCGCGAGCATTGAAGCGCGGTCGGTTCTGCTTGTTCACCGATACCGGGACAGGCAAGACGCTCATGCAGTTGGAATGGGCGCGTCATATCCCAGGACGGGTTCTTATCCTTGCCCCGTTGGCGGTCGCAGAACAGACGGTAAGGGAAGGCGCGCTACTTGGAATCGAGCCGAAATATCTCAGGGAAGACGACCACGAGACTCAGGTAGTGGTGGCCAACTATGAGATGTTGAGCCACTTCGACCCGGCAAACTTCACCGGTATTGTGCTCGATGAGAGCAGCATCCTGAAGTCGTTCACCGGCAAGATCAGAACACAAATCATCGAAGAGTTCCAGGGCACCCCATACCGTCTGGCATGTACTGCAACCCCTGCTCCTAACGACCACATGGAGCTGGGCAATCACTCAGAGTTTTTGGGTGAGAAAACAAGGACGGAAATGCTGGCAGAGTACTTTGTCCATGACGGTGCCACCACTCAAGCATGGAGGCTCAAGGGCCACGCTGAGGACATCTTCTGGCGCTGGATTTGTTCATGGGCGGCGTTCATGGGCAAGCCAAGTGACATTGGCTACAGCGATGCGGAATACCAACTGCCTGAACTTCGGATGCATGAGCACGTTATCGGAGTGGATCATGTAGCGGCGCAGTCGAGCGGGATGCTGTTCGCCATGCAGGCCAGGGGATTAAGGGAGCAGCGGGCAGTTAGGCGCGGGACCATGGATCGGCGCGTGGATATGGCGTCCAAGCTCGCAAACCACGAGGGGCAAGCAATCGTGTGGTGTGAGTTGAACGACGAAAGCAAGGCAGCCGCAGACGCGATAGAAGGGTCCGTTGAAATCACCGGCAGCGATTCGCCAGACTTCAAGCGCGATGCACTTCTTGGATTTGCAAATGGCGAGTATCGTGTTCTGGTTTCAAAGCTAAAGATCGCTGGGTTCGGGTTGAACTTTCAAAACTGCAACAAGATGGTTTTCCTCGGTGCCAGCCACTCATTTGAGCAGACATACCAGGGTGTGAGGCGATGCTGGAGGTTCGGCCAGAAGAACCCGGTTGATGTCCACATCATCAGGGCCGAGACCGAAGATGAAGTGGTTGCGAATTACAAGCGGAAAGAGCGGCAGTTTGCCGAGATGCGCCAGAAGATGGTTGAGCACACCCGCCACGCCTTAGAAGGTGCTCGGTGGGTTGAGTACTCGCCAAATACCTCAATGATTATCCCTGATTGGCTTTGCTAGCGATTTATTTTCCTTTATCGTGATTTAGTATGTTGACTTCTAACATAGTATCGAGCATACTGTATTCATGGTTAAGGGAAACACAAACAAAGCAGCCAACGATGGAGCCAACATGGCAACTTCATACCGCATCAAAAAAGACGGCAAATACTGGACCGGATACAACTGGGCACCCACTGCGATATCCGCCGAGGAATACTGCTCCAGGTGGGAAGCGAGCGGCGAAGCCAAGAAGGTTGGCGGCGAGATTGAAAAACACTCCTACTGCAACGGATAAGGAAAAGACCATGGACGCAAAAATAAACAGCATGAATCCTGGCGACAGCATCATCATCAGCGAGTCAGGCGATTCCAGAGTGATTGCAGAGCGTAGCGGCGACGGGCAAACCCTGCGATTCGTTCGCGTCCATGATAACGGCTCATGGGTCACTTTCCTGACCAAGCCCTTCGCCCTGGCCCGCTAACATGACCACCGCCGAATACAACTTCCTGAAAAGCAGCGGCAACTTGGCAACCTTCCGCAACCACGACGCGGCATGGCGATGGGCATACGGAATGAAGGCCGGAACCGTGGTTATGGGCGACGTTGGAGAGTATATGGTTTGCACGATGCGTATCGCTTCCCGGCTGATCAAGGCCGGATACGAACTGGCTCCGCGCTAGACCATGCCCAACACCACAACAAAGCACGCTGCAAACTTCTACCTGTCCAGGGACCTAACCGACAGGATCAAGGCCATCGCTGAAACCATGAACATATCAGGGTCAAGCATCGTGGCAATGTGTCTTGACGCTGGACTTCCTACACTTGAACGGACGCCGGATGAACTGGCGAAGGATATTGAGGCAATTTTATGTCAAGAATAGCCAGAGTGTTCCCATCAAGGACAACCTATACGCCAGATGATGACCTGTGTTTTTTTGATGGACCTGGATTGTTTCCACCAGAAGTTGATGAGGTCCATGTTTCATGTACTTTCTCATGGGATAAGCCAAGAGCCGAACAATTGGCAGAAGAATGGTCAACAGTCCTTCCGGTTAAGTTGGGCGGACCTGCATACAATGACTTCGTGCAAGAGTTTGAGCCTGGTATGTATCTTAAAAAAGGGATGACAATCACAAGCAGGGGCTGCCCTCATAAGTGCAAGTCCTGTCTTGTCCCGATTAGAGAGGGGGCGCTAAGGACAATTAAAATTAAGCAAGGTGACAGATTGCTTGACAGCAACATTCTAGCTTGCCCTGATCCTCACATTAAAGAAGTATTCAAAATGCTCGCATCCAATAAGGGGAAATTTGGGCTCCATGGCGGGTTTGATATCCGCATAATGAAAGACTGGCATGTTGGATTGCTGGCAGAACACAAAACAAAAATTGAACGCCTATATATTGCATTTGATTATGATTCAAAGCTATCACGAGAGCGGACGGTTGAAGCGATTAAGAAGATCAGGGTTGATGGCGGTCTATCGCTAGGGCAGCTCAGGTGTTTCGTTTTGATAGGGCACGAAGGCGATACTGTTGAGGCAGCCGAGGACAGATGCCAGTTTGTTTTCGATTCAGGTGCCGTACCATTTGCGAGTGTATATCGCGGTCCATCTGAACTTAACGTAAAAAAGAACCCAACATGGCAGGCCGTCTCATCTAGGTGGTCATGGATGCCTGGAATCTTCGGGAGAATGAAGCGCGAGGGTGTTGATATTTCAAACCAAAGGATGATGAAATGACAGATGCAATAGACCAGGTAATCACCGAAGAATATGCAATCTATCGCGGCGACTGCGTTGAGGTAATTCAAGGTATCCCGGATGAGTCCATCGGGTATTCCATCTTCAGCCCGCCATTTGCGAGCCTATATACCTACAGCGCCAGCCCACGAGACATGGGCAATTGCTCAACTCACGACGACTTCGCGGCCCACTTCGCGCACCTTATCCCTGAGTTGTTCCGGGTTACGAAGCCGGGCAGGCTGGTCTCGTTTCATTGTATGTTGCTGCCGACGACCAAGACCAGAGACGGGTTCATTGGAATCACGGACTTCAGGGGCCAACTAATCAAGGCGTTTCAGGATGCCGGGTTCTACTTCCATTCAGAGGTAGTCATCTGGAAGGATCCTGTTACGGCCATGCAGCGGACTAAGGCACTTGGCTTGCTTCATAAGCAGATCAAGAAAGATAGTTGTATGAGCAGACAAGGGATCCCTGATTACCTCGTGACAATGCGCAAGCCCGGCGACAACGATGAGCCAGTTGCTGGCCGGTTTCAGGATTACGTAGGCGAAGGATATCCCGAGAAAGGCGAGGATTCCGACAGCCGCAGCATTGAGATCTGGCAGCGGTACGCATCCCCTGTCTGGTCCGATATCAACCCCAATGACACCTTGCAATACCGTAGTGCAAGGGAGCACCAGGACGAGCGCCATATCTGCCCGCTCCAGCTCCAGGTTATTCGGCGCGGTATGCAAATGTGGAGCAATCCAGGGGACACGGTTCTGAGCCCGTTCGCAGGAATCGGCAGCGAGGGATACGAATCTATCAGGGCCGGTCGGCGGTTCGTCGGGATTGAGCTTAAGGCGAGCTACTACCGGCAGATGGAACTGAACCTCGAAGCGGCCAACAAAGAGACCATGCCGCTGTTCGCTGGGGTAGATGAGTAATTTCACGCCGTTTGACGCTTTGCCAACTTATTTCCAAATATCGTGATTTAGTATGTTGACTTCTAACATGGTATCGAACATACTTATTTCAGTTGGAAGGGAAACAGGCAGCGAACCCGAACAAGGAAAATACCATGGCCACTTCAATCAAGCGCTTCATACCCTCAGACCTTCAAGGAAATTACAAAGTTGCACGCTACGTCAAATGCCAACTTTGCAGCAAGCATGTTGACCCGAGCGCGGCCAGCAACGAGAAGTTCTGCGGCAAGGTCGTAACGGTCTGCAACATCTGCTCCGGGGTGTCCAAGTGACCACTAAAGACTTCAACTTCCTAAAAAGCAGCGGCAACATCTCAACCTTCCACAACTTCGACGCGGCATGGCGATGGGCAGACGGAATGAAGGCCGGAATCGTGGTGATGGGCGATGTTGGCGAGTATCTGGTTTGCACGATGCGTATCGCTTCCCGGCTGGTCAAGGCCGGATACGAATTGGCCCCGCGCTAGACCATGCCAAACACCACAACAAAGCACGCAGCCAACTTCTACCTGTCGCGAGACTTAACCGACAGGATCAAGGCCATCGCTGAAACCATGAACATATCAGGGTCAAGCATCGTGGCAATGTGTCTAGTCGCTGGACTGCCCACTCTTGAGGAATTGCCCGCGAAACTTTCCGAAGACATGAATGGAAAACTATGAGCCGAGCCGAATCCATCGCGCTAGTCGTCGAGGAAATCGAGCGGGCCACCATCAAATGGAAAGGCTGGCCATCCGACCCTGTCCATGCTGCGGGCGTTGTCAGCGAAGAGGCAGGCGAGCTTATGCAGGCCGCGATGAATCATACGTACATGTGGAAGGACAAGCGAAACATGCTAACCGAGGCCATCCACACGGCTGCTATGGCGATTCGATTCATTGAAGCGTACCAGGCAGGGCACTACGATAAACGCCCGGACTCGCTACCTGAGATAGCCAAGAAATAGAACATGAACCCCGCCGCCACCCGAACCCGTTACCACTTGTGGCTGTCCCCGTGTCAATCGCATGGAACCTCCGCAGGCGAGTATTAGAAGAGCGGGCCAGCCACTTTGCCCGGGAATAGTCTCGGGCGGCTGGATCGGGGGCGGTGGGGGATTTTAGGGTGGTAGCTCAACTGGATAGAGCACGAGGATTTGACCCTCGCGGTTTGCGGTTCGAACCCGCATCGCCCTTCTGATTTTAACCCACAACAGGAGCAGCAAATGGAACCGAACTTGAACATCAACATCACCATCACCAGGACCGCGAACGATACCATTTACAACGTAGGGGACTATCCCTGCAGCGGCAAGGCGCAGCTCAAGTCCAAGCTCATGGCTGAGTGCCGCGTAAAGGTCGATGAGATCGTGTCGGGACTGTACCCGGATAAGGTCGAGAAAGTTTCCGAGTAGGGGTTGACTTACCCGCCCACCCGGTCAACATCCTCCTGTACTTGAGCTTTGAGACTCACTGAAAATCGATTCCGAACCCCGGGGCAAACGGCTGTGTTTCCCTCAAAGCTCCGCAGCCGCCCGGGGGGAGGATTATCTGGAGGAAGCAGGCCATGCCACAGGAACCAAAATACGCAGCACAGCCGGACGCAATCGACCGCGATAACCCGCAGCCGCAGTGGAAGCGGTGGACGTTGCCGCGACTGCTTGCGGGCCCGTGGATTGGCTGCACTGGCGCGGACCTTTCTCTGATGCATATGCCTGACGGGCTCGTCTGGTATCTCGACCACGGCACAAGGCCGGGCGACGGTGATGTTATGAAGAGGGGCAGGCGGATGCGCATTTCGGAGGAGCGGGCGTTGCTGCTGCTGGAGATGGTCGCGGCTATGCGGCGGGAAGTTGAGCAGTGGGGGGAGGTGGCAAAATGAGCAATCCATTCAAAGACTACTTAGACATCAAGGCAACCAACTGGAGCAGCCTCAAGCTCATGAACACGAGCCCGCTCTGCTACCGGTACTATCAGGACAACCCGATGCCGGACAAGGCAGCGTACGCGCTAGGTAGGGCAGTCCACTGTGCCGTTCTGGAGCCTAGCCGGTTCGAGTCCGACGTGGTGGTATTTGACGGACGCCGAGCCGGAAAGAAGTGGACCGAGTTCAAGGAAGCAAACGGCGACTGCGAAATTGTTAAGCCGTCTGAGATGCAGTTGATCAAGACCATGAGGGACGCGGTCCTATCCCACCCGGTGGCTAGCCTCCATTTGCAGGGCGGCATTGCAGAGACAAACCTTGAGTGGGTTGACGTTCCGACTCAACTAAAGTGCAAAGGTCGCGCGGACTACATTACCGACCGGGTCATTGACCTGAAGACGGCGCGAGACGTGGACCCATGGAAGTTCAGCGGGGCGATTGCTTCGTATCTCTACCACGGGCAAATGGCTTTCTATGGTGACGGCGCGGTTCTTCATGGACACGATGTTGACCTACCCCCGCTTATCGTCGCGGTCCAATCGTCTCCACCGTTTGACGTTGCCGTCTATGAGATTGGCGCGGAGGCTTTGGAGGCGGGCAGGAACCTGTACAGGGGTCTTATTGACATGCTCAAGGGATGCATGGATGCCGACCACTGGCCAGGGTGCGCGCCGGAAGTTATTGGGGTTGAGTTGCCACAGTGGGCAGCCGGAAATGAAACCGAAACCATGCCAGCCCTAACCATGGGCGGCAAAGCGATGGAGTTTTAAAATGCATGTCGATCTTTTGTTCCCGAGTAAATATATCAAAGCCGCAGACCTGATGGATAAGCCGGAAGGTGCGCCGCTCACCATATCCAGGATAGAAAAGGAAACCCTCAAGATGCAGGACGGCTCCGAGGAGGAAAAGTGGGTGGTTCACTTCGATGAGTGGTCAAGCCAGCCCGAGGATAAGCGCAAGCGTCTTGTTTTGAATAAGACCAACGCCATCTCCATCGCCACCGTTCATGGCAATGAAACAGACGAGTGGAAGGGCAAAAAGATTACGCTCTACGCCACCACCTGCATGGCTTTCGGATCTCGTCAGGATTGCATCCGGATTCAGACGGCAGATAGGTAGCCATGTACGCGACCGGCCCCAAGACCGCGCCACCGGCACCATGACGAAGAAGCAAAACAGGTAGCACCGTAGCACGAGCCCTGCAGCTCAGAACATCAACCAGGTTTACCCCGATCCTCCCGCGTCCTTGTGTCTCGCAGGGCTCCGAGTGGCGCGGGGGGAGAGGATTATTATGAAGAGGAAGAAGAGGGAAGTCGTCGAAACCGCGTGGGAAGTACTGCGCATGGCCAATAAATTAAACCTGCCCCTCGGGTTCGACGGCAGCGGGTTCATCACATTCAACGACAGGGTTTTTGACAGACTAGAAGAGGTATACTCGTACATGGACGGCACCGCAGACGAACGCCTGAGAATAGCAAACGGTGAGCCGCAAACATGACCCTAAACAGCCCATACAAGAACTGGCACTACACCGCCGCCTGCCCGAAGTGCGGCAAATCCTGCGCCCTGTGCGCGCGCGGCGACGGGTACGCCTACAACTGCTCGCACGGGCGCCGGGGATGCGACTACTGGGGGCCGGCGGCGGACACGGTCAGCGAGGCGCTGGAGGCCCACAACGAGGCGGTGCGGTGCTGGGAGGTGGCGGCATGAGTTACCAGCAAGGGAACGGCCCACGGCTCAAGACCTACGCCCGCACCATGGCAGCCCTCCGCGCGCTGAAATCAACCCTGGACGGTCGCACCTGCACGGACTACCGACCGCGCACCGGACTCGACGGGGCCACCTGCCGGACGTGTGACGGGGGATGGTGGGCACATCTCACGCGGCTGCAGCGGGTGGCGGAGTGGTTTGGGTTTTACGTGAGGCCAAAATGATGGTCATGCCGAGCAACTGGGCCGCGCTAGTGGTCGGATATTGGGCCGGTAAATATCCAGGCAGCATGGGACACCTGTACAGCCCTGGTGGGCTCAAAAAGCAACCTTATGGAGAGTGGCTCCCGTATGCGCTGGATAACGGGGCGTGGAGCGCCCACCTGAGTGGCAAGCCGTGGGATCCGGACGCGTGGCGGAATCATCTAATGACGGCGGCTTTGTCTGGTCAGGACCCCATATGGGCCGTGGTTCCGGATGTTGTCGGGAACATGCGGCGCACGCTTGAAATGTGGAATAATTACGCGGCAGAGGTTGCCCGCTACTCGTGGCCACTGGCATTTGCAGCCCAGGATGGAATGGAGCCGTCGGACGTTCCCGATACTGCCGCCGTGGTGTTTTTGGGTGGGTCCACAAACTGGAAGCTGGCCAACATAGATAAGTGGGGTGCATCTTTTCCGGGGCGTCTACATGTTGCTCGGGTCACCACATACAAACGGCTGAGAATATGTCAGCGCGCTGGTGCAGTGAGTTGTGATGGAACTGGATGGGGTCGCGCTCGTGGTGCTCAATATGCGGACCTTCACAGATATATAAGAGAGGAGTGGGGCAATGAAAATGAAACTCTGGATCCGCCAAGAATTTGATGCAGCTCACAACCTAAAAGGAACGTTTCCGCCGGGTCACCAGTGCTGCCGCGTACACGGTCACCGCTACGAGGCAACCATTACTCTGGCCGTGGAGGACGACGGCGAGGATGTGATGGTTGACTATCACGATATGCACGCGGGCCTTGCGCATGAATTGAAAAGGTTTGATCACTATGACCTAAACGAAGTCATGGACAAACCGCCGACGTGTGAAAACGTAGCGCGCCTCCTGTGGTCAAGGTTGAGTATCCGCTGGCCAGAACTGGACACGGTAGAGATCCAGGAGCAGAGCAGCACAGGGTGTGTGCTGACAAAGTGAACACGCCGGCCCCGGGTAGACTGCCAACGCCGTAGGGTTCTCAGGAGGATTGGTTAGGGTTTTCGAACGAGCCCGGGTGCCGGCTTTTGGAGAGGTGGATATTATGGGCGAACCATACGACGGCGACGAAGAAGCTATCTACTGGGATGAACACGACTGGGCAGACGCACATGAGCCCGTAATAACCTGCCCAACATGCGGATCCACCTACAGCCCCGAGTCCCCGGACTGGGTCAAGGTCGGCGACGAGTACCGGCACATGGACTGGGGCTGGCCCGGGGTGATTGGTGAGCCGGTTGTTTGCGGGGTGGTGGTGGTGACTGAGCGAGGAGATGACGATGAAACCGAGTGAGGCACTAGAAGACCTGCGCCAAATAGAAATCTGGTTCGCCATGCAGTCTATGCATGACCATGTCCCGGATTGGGTCCAGGTGAACATTGACAACATCCGGTCCCGGCTCCAGCCCAGCGGGGGCGCGGTGGAGCGGGTGCTGAAACTGGACGTGAATAAGTACCCGTTCAAAATCGAAGGAGAGCAAGCGTTCGGAACTCGGGATCCGTACACCGTCACCATCTACACCGAGATTCCAGACACGGACCCGGTTCACGATATGGAACTGGATGACGAGCACGAGGGGTGCGGGGGCACCTTAGAGGCAGCCGCCAAAGCCGCCCTGGACGCGATGGAGGCCGACGATGAGTAGCGAGAGCGAGAGGCTGGAACTGTGCAAGGAGTGCACCCACACCTGTGTAGTGGGGACCGAATACGAAAGTGAATCATGCGACCTTCAGAGAGGTAAATCCACGCCACCGGACGTTATCTGCTCTATGTGCAGCGAAGGCTCCGAAGAGGGCAACCCAACAGTGGGCGACCACCGCTTCGGGATCTGTCTCGACTGCCACACCAGGACCGGGCGCGTATTCGCTGCCACTTCGGACACCCAGCCGCTCAAGCCCAGCGGGGGCGCGGTGGATGCACCCGATCCAGGCGCAATCAACCGCCGAGTCCGCTGCATCCGCGCCGCGCTCGAAACCGTTGACGAGTTCGCGCACCCGGGGGTTGTCCATGACCTTGAGGTGCTCGCGACCCTGTCCCGCCATGTGCAGGGGCAGGGGGGACACGTGGGGCCACCTTCCTGTTTTGGTCACTCCCCGGAGAGCCCCGAGCCTTCCATGTAAAGATGGACTCGCTCATCCGAAAGAATAACTGGATCAGTTTTCCCTTTCCTAATCCAGCGGTGGCACGTGTAAGACTCAAGCGACGGCACAATCTGAACCAGCTCCCCGACCATATCCCGCCACTGTTCAATCAGCCCGGGACCTTCCCTTCCTGGCAACTCAACCCCAATCGAGAAGTAATTGACCCTGCGCCGGCCCTTGTAATTGCTCCCGCCAGCATGGGGAATGTTCATGTCCAGTTCGCCCTGCTGAGAAAAGTCCCCGTCCGCAGACCGAGCAGAGATATGAGCGCCGCCCATGCGCCTCCACTTCCCGTCAGGGCACAGCACCAGGTGCCGCTTCTTGCCGTCTGCGCAGCGGATAGACTTGTTGATGCCCACGGGCCATCCGCCGGACCTAGCCGCCGCCATCTCTTTATCCTCGCGCCACACAGGGTTGTGCAGCCACTTGGCCGGGTTCGTCCCCTTTGCCGCGCTGTGAATAACCAGGAGCGTGGGCGGCTCCTCAAACTTGCGCCGGCCACGGAAATAAGCCGGATACCAGTCAAGGCTGTGCATCCGGGTCTCGCCTGGGGTCGGGGGGAAGGTCGCGTCTCCATTCTCGCTCATGCCCCCATTCTAGCAGATTTGGCACGGGAAATATTTCTGAATTTAATTCGGGTCAACCCATTGACCAAGTAATAGATTCTGTTACTATGTATTTAGAAGTTGAGGGGAACAAAAAGCGAACCCGAACAAGGAAAATAATATGACTTACTACGAGATCATGCAAGACGCAATCCGCAGCATCCGCAGCAATGGAAGCGTATCAGACTGGTCAATCAGGTTGGAGTGCCAGCGAGCAATGATGAGGGCTGGCCATTACCCTACCTTTCAATCCATCGCGGACATGATGAGCGCAATAAAGGAAGACCTGTAAAATGAAATTTAAAATAACATTCGGAGTTCCATGCCAATCATGTGGCTTAATAATGGCGTCAAAAAAAACAAGCGCAACCAGGGCCGTGTGCTGGTGTTCCGATCCTGAATGCAGCGAGTTTATGAAATTCTATGGGACACTAGAGGATGGGGCAGTTGATGCCGTGATGCTTTGCAGAACATTTCAAAGAACAGCATGTGATGTTGCCGACGCACATGACGGCTTTGTAGAGTTGGGAATAGTTCCAGAAATGGCGAGGCGCCCATGCCCCTAAACCCAACCACCTACACCCCACGCAAGGGTTCCAACGCGGCCCGAGTGCTGGCTATAATGAATCATGCGCCTAAGATGCCCTGCTCCATCCGGCGACTGTCCACAGACACCGGCCTAACCCGCGCCCAAGTCTCCAGCGCCCTGAACAACCTACGCCGCGCCGGATACGTCAAGCAATCGGGCTGGACCTTGACCGGGAAGAAGTGCGAGAAAGTTGAAAATAAATCCGGTTGACCCCTTGACCTGGTAATAGATTCTGTTACTATGTATTTAGTTAGAGGGGACGAAACAGCACACACCGAACCGGGAAAAGACCATGTCATACAAAACCATCGCCACCGAGAAAGAGACCGCCACCGTAACCCCGATTTACAGCGATGTTGAGGACCTGGTAGCCGGTCAGGCTTACGAACTGGTCAAGGTCACCGAGACCATCGAGCACGAGTGCTACATGCCTTGGAATGTCTGGGAGAAAAAAACCTTCAAGTCAGTGTCCTACGAGGTCAACGGCCAGCGCTACGGAAACGAATTCTTTCAGGCGTAGAACCCGACCCCAGCCCGGGGGCTAAACCGGGCACTGGAGATGGAGAGATATGCAGACCACGTTAAACGTAGACGGGGAAAAGGTCAGAATCAGAACTCAGCGGGCGACCAACCAAGGAAACCACAAGGGGTGGTATGTTTGGATCAACGGGGTGCGCCATATTCGGTACATGCTTAGCGAGGGCGCTGCGATGGATTCTGTTTATGCCAAGTGGGTCCAGTGCAGGGAATCTAGCCAAACAACAACTTAGACGCCAGCCCCAGTGCAACCCCAACCGCGACCAGCCCAGCAACCATAACCCACCACGGCAGCCCCCACTCAGTCCCGAACCTCGAAGCCCGAACCCGGTCCGACCGATACGCATACACGCACGCACCCCGGCACGACTTCGGACACGGCCACGAAACCGGATTGGCCCCTTCCTGGTCATCGCCCGGCCCCCGGTCCAGTTTCCGCGTCCAGCCCTGTTTAATGAGCACTCCACACCTTAGTTTGATGTCCTGCCAGTGGACCTTCTCTAGCCACTTGGCGGGGTGCGGGGTGGTTCCGGGGGTGCGTGTGGCGGATGTTACTGGGGCGCGGAGGTTGAACTTGGGGAGGGTCATTGGGTGTCCGTCGCTGCTAGTTCTGCCTCAAGACCAGGTATCCGTGCCGCTTGATTGCGAGCGTGCTCAATCTGAGCCTCCAGGCAGCACCGTTCGCACCACAGGAACATGTGTTGCGGATTCCTTGCGCACTCAAGGGCACTCATCGTGCCTGCCCAATTATGCAGCGCGCGCTCTTTGCCGCAGTTTTGGCAGGGTCCAATCAGGGGCTCGTTGCTGGATTGGTTCGGGTCCATCTACTTTTCTGCGTCCTTGAAAATGTCATCCTCTGCCGCGTCCGTCTTGGCCTTCCACGCATTAACGCGCACGAACTCGGCCTCCACAGCCGCATCAAACTCGTCCGGGTCCATGCCCGTAGCCTTTGCCGCTTCCTTGATTGCGTCGTAGGCGCTGAACAGTTGCCCGCAGATTCCGATAATAGTGGCGATGTTCATCACTTGCCCTCCTTGATAATCCCAGCCGATACCATGTCGAAGTAGACCCGGTTCATTGCAGCGAGCCCGATATCAATCCCCGCCTTGGCCTGAGAATATGACGTTTTGATCTTCCGGCACTTGGTCAGAGCCTCGCACTTTAGCGGGTCCGTGATGCCGTCCGCCTTGCACTTTTTGGCCCGGTCCAGGCAAGCGGCGGCGAGCTGCGGCTCAATCACCGTGCGACCGGCGGCGGCGATTGACTTGTGCGATTTGTCGAGCACGGCAGGGAACCCTCCACAGCCCACGGCCAAGAACATCAGCGCCACCAGGGCGACTGTGATTTTGTTCATTTGGTTTCCTCCCGCTTGATCTTCGGTGCGGTCTTGTCAACGCCCGCCTTGGCTAGCAACATCGCGAAACCAGTGGCCACGGCATCGCCTCCGATTGTGCCAGCGACTCCGAGCACCACCAATCCGATCACCATGAGGCTGGTTATGATTAAGCGCGGTTCTAGTAACTTTTCCATTTAACTATCTCCTTTTGGGGCAAGTTTAGCACACAGCCGCGTCCTATCCCCGTTGTTCAGAAATTGCCACGGGCAGACACACTCAGCATCCCGACGCGCCCCGCAAATCCGAGCGAAGTCAGCCCGGGAATCGTCCAGCAACACGGCAATCCCCCACGCAGAACCGCCGCGCCCTTTGACCATCCGCGCCAGCCGCTTGCCATCGCGCGTGGTCTTATCCCAGACCAGAATCTGGTGAGGTCCACAGACCTGAGCCCGCCCCTTGTTCCATGGCCGGTCATAGCACCTCCGCTGGGCCCGCTCATATCGCCGGTGCCGGTCAAGGATGCCACGGGGTAGGGAGTGTTCAAGTTCCGGGGTGCGGTCAATCTGGGCTTGCGTGGGTCGTTGTGTCGTGGACTCGGCGCGACCTACCAGCAGGTACAGGAGCACGGCTGCGACTAGGGCCCCGATTTTTAGGTGGGTGCGGTTCATGGGGCAACTGTGGCAGACCTCGCGCCCCATGTAAAGACCCCGCGCCCGTTCCATATTCCAGAATCTAGTATGTTTCCCACCCCGGAAAACTAGCCAATTAAGGAAACAGAACGCGCACGGTAACACGGAAATTGCACGCTAACGGGACCGATGTTAGTCGCCGCCCTACAGGTTATCCTCCAAAATTTGGACCAGCACCGGGGACAGGCGCAGAACGATTTCTTCTTCTAATCCCGGTCGAAACTGATATAGAAGTGACGATATCCCGCTCGCATACATGGCCGCGTGCAGTATCTCGTGGATCAATGTCTCGGTGGCTGGCCCATCCGGCATCCCCTTAAGGACAGATATGCGATATTTTAGGGTCGAGCAGCGGCCCAAATCTTCCGGCCCGAGGTCTTGTTCCGTCGCCCGCTCCAGCGCCCATGGCTGGCCCATAATCCGGATCGTTTTACGCTTCAGGAGGTGAGCCAGTTTTGAGGATTTGCGGTTCATTGAATTGTCAACACTTGTTTGTATGTACCTACGTTTTGTATGGCGTCGGTCACAACGTTACCTGAACCGTCCGCTCGTATCCGCCTAGCCTCACACTCGGGCTCCCCATGGCGCTCGCCTTGTACATGCCCCGGATAGGATACCCGCCCCAGTTGAGCAGCGCGGACGTGTTAACGAACGTTTGCTCCACCATGTTGACTCGGTTTGTTCGCAGGTCCGGCACCCCGAACGATTCCTTGAACGCGACCTTGCTGTGGGTGTGAGACATAAAGTAGATGTCTGCCTGAACCATGGTCGCCATCGAAGCCATGCGATTAACCTTGCCGCCCCACATGCGCCCACCACCAGCCCCGTGGATGCAGAACGCGGTGTAAATGTTCGGCCTCTGCGCGTGGCTCCGTCCTTTCCCCCGCTTCCCTTTTCCTACCTTGAGCTTGAAATACAGCGCGTCCGCATCATGGATAATGTCGAAGCGCCGGCAGAATTCCCTTAGCGGGTCCATGCCGCTGTGCTTGTGAATCCGCCGCTCATGGTTCCCCGTCACGGCACCAATACACCTATCCGCAATCGGACTAATGAACGCCGCCGCCTCGTCAATCCCGTCCTGGAGAGTAACCCGGTTGCCGAAGATCCCGGATACGCTGGTTCGGGTCGCCACGTTAAACAGGTCGCCGCCGATGTAGAAGTATCGATTATCCGCGCCACGAATCCAGTCTATCCACCGCTCAAGTTCTGTCTGATCTGCGTGGCCATCTTCCCAATGCACGTCGGACAGTGGCAGCAACTCAACCCCTTCCGTGTGCTTGCTCCAGTCTACCTCTATGATGTCCAATCGTCGCACTCCATGTCTAGGTCAAGTCCATCAACCGGCTCGAACATCTCCATCTCGCACGGCTCCAGTAGCGTCCACTCCGCTATCTGCTCGCCGTTAAAACAGCACCGTGGCCAGCCTACGACCCCGCGCGATAACCGTTTGCAGTGGTGGCACGCTAGTTCGGTTCCGGGTCCGCTCATGGTCTGCGATATTAGCACGGTATGCGGAGATGGGGACGGGGGAGGGGGATTTAGAGGCGGCGCGGGGTGGGGGTCGTCAAATGTTTCCGTTTTGGATACGGTTCAGCCCCGTCAACCCGCAAACCGCGCCAGCTCCCCGTAAAGTTTGCGGAGAGGTCCCCGCAAAGGTGGGCGCAAAGATTTCTGGGTCGAGGGTATTGCAATCCTCGCCGGCCCTGCTACCGTCACTATCGGACAGAGGATCAACCTCAACAAATTGTGTTCCTTCCTTCGTCGGTGAGCCCCTTGGGTCTCTGTCCAGCCGGTGAAGGTGGGGCGCTTTTTGGGACGGGGAGGAGATATGGGCATGACAAAAGATCAAGCGACTAAGATGGCCGGAACGGAGTGGTGGAAAGACATGGATGCCAGAGAAATCGTGGCGTTCCAACTTTATGAGCCGCTCTTGTGTATGGACTTCGGGGATTTTCATGGTGCGGTAGAAGAAGCGCTCGGGCGCCCAGTGTGGACGCATGAGTTCGCCAACACAGACCAGATCAAGGCTGAGTTCGAGGGGACGGCGGATCCGCTGACCCTTGTTCAGATCATGGAATTGATCCCGGAAGAGAAGCGGATTGTCATTGTGACCTAGGCATCCACCAATCCCCAGGCACAGAACCGGCACCCCATCCCCGCTACACCATCCACAAATAGCAAACCACTCCAACGACCGCCGCGATCACCACCCCAAGCCAAATCTCCCACAGCGCCAACATGGTGCGGCCCGGTCCCGGCTGCACGTCGAGTTCTGAGTACACCCAGCCGTCGAGCAGGTTGATCTCCCGCTCCACCTCCATCACCCGGTCGGAGCGGCCAGGCCATGTGCATGCGTGCTGGCACCGCCGCGGGCAGGGCCAAGAGAGTTGCGGCGCCTGCTTGGCGTTGTCATCCTGCGGGCCCTGGTCCAGCGACATGGCGATGACCTCCAACTCTTGGCTGCACTCCAGCACCAGGAGGCACGGGTAGACCTCCCACCCAGTGCGGTTGCTCGGTCGCGCGTCGTCGGTCTGCTCGGATTTGGCTATTGGGACTGATAGGCGGCTCATGTTCAACGCCTCCGTCGGCGGTACTTGCCGCCCCGGTCTTTTTCAACCAAGGCGTCTAACTTAGCGTTGATGTCCTGGTTGAGCAGTTCAATTGATCCCTTGATCTCGGCGTCGGCGGCGTGAAGCTTGGCCACGTCCTTTCGGTGCTCTTCCCGGGTGGTAAGGGTGTCCACGTCGTGCACTTTGTGGATGGCCGGGGCCTGGTGGGCATGCACTCCCGCAGAGACCTCGCTCTTGGCCATGGCCCGCAGAGCCTTCTCGCCGGCCAGCACCTCCTTGACCGCCCACAGGGATCCCATGACGATGAGCACGGCCAGGCCTGCGGTGATGGGGTGGCTCTTCCAGGAAGGCGGCGGGACGTTGCATGGGGACTCTGGTCGGTCGGTCGCTTGGCTGATGTCTTCCATCTCGTTCTCCATGCGCCCTCCTGGCGCCGCCCGCTATCGTGGTTCAGGTGCGTGGGTGCCGTTACTGGTATCTAAACTCAAGAAGCCGAACGGTCGCAGACATTGCAGCCGACGCGAACCCTACTATCTCCAGCTGCGGCGCGATAATTTGCTTGTCCGCTGTGGTTACGGTGCCGGCCCCAACGGATGTCCAGCCGGCTATCTCGAGGGGCCACCCGCTGTCAGTGTCATATGCCACGTTACGAAGATACAACTCTGTTCCACCAGACAGGGGGTCATAGGACCATGAGATATGCAGTTCTTCGTCCGTTCCTGCATTTGTTTGCACGATGTTGCCAGTGGCGTCATCAAGTCGGACCCACCAAACGCCTGATATTCTGGCGAGGTATCCAACGACGTATTTGGTCACCGTCGCGTCTGCCCAGCGCACCTGGAGGAAGTTGTCGTTTCCGAAGGTGGTAAACTTTATCGCGTACTTGATCTGGAACCGGCGCTTTCCTGCAGATGACAGCGTTGTGGTGATGCCGTAAAAAGCGCTATCTCCAACCGAGTCGGCAAGGACCACTCCGTTCGCGGTAGGGGTAATTGTCCGGTTCCCGGCCTCGCCTATTTTAGCCCATGACGCACCAAGCGACAGGGCGGTAAAGTCGTCCTTAAGGCCCTGATTCACAGCCCCGCCGTCGATGATTACAGAGCCACCGTCTACCGCGTATGCGGCGGCAGGGGCCTGCAGTGCCGTGGCACCGAGCGCCGCGCCGGCCGATACCGTGGCCGCTGCTACCGCGTTGACCAGCACCGTATCTGCGGCGGTAACGCCGGTTACCGCAGAGCCGTCTCCGTTTGGCTGCAGAGCCGTAGCACCCGCCGCCGCGCCTGACTCAACCGTTGCCGCCGCCGTGCTGCCTACAGTCGCGACTCCTGGATCTGGATAGGTCCCGGACAGGTCGCCGCCCGCTGCTCCTGTTGGTGAACCTCCGCCTGTGTCTCTTCCGTATCCCATTTTAATCCCTTGGCAACCCATTCCATGCCGCCACGGCTTCTGCTTCCGTCGGTGCCACTAGGCTCCAGCAGCACGTCGGGGAATGAGTGCAGACAATGGTAAAGACCTTCATCTCAAACCCGTTGCTGCGCTCTTCCTCTTCTTTCTTCCAACGCACTGGGTGTCCAGCAGGGCAATCATCAAGACTACCGGTGCCATTTCCCCCTCCTATCCTGCATACTCATGGATCCCGTAGTAGACATCCATGGTTGAACCACTCGAGCCGATGCACGCGCACCTGGCCCACAACTTAGCGCCGGCCACGCATCTGCTCGCAATAACGTCGCTGATTCCACTGTCGTTGTTGTTTGTTGCGCTGACATACATGACTGCGGTGTAGTCGAACGCGGCAACCTTCGCAGCCAAATCCGCACTCTCTCCGCTAGTGACCTGTACGATGAATGGGTTCGTGCTGTTGGTGTCCGTTACTAGGTATCGGTGTGGGTCGAACTTCGCGTAACCCGCTTTGACCGGGGTGTCTCCACTGCCCAGAACCTGGACCCATGACCCGAACGCGTTGTTCCCAGCGGTCAGAACGAACGGCTGAGTGCCGCCGTCAACCACCTCCGCACGGGTGACCTCGCCGCTCGGAGACCCGGATAGGCCAAGCCACACTTCCTCGTTGTGGAGGTGCTTTTCAATCTCATGGACGCGGTATGCGAGCGAGTTGGATGTCCCTGCGAGACCATCTGTGACGGCGCTGTCAATCTTGTCCGTCTCGGCTTGGATCGCGGTCGTGTCAACCTCGATAGCGTCGGCAGTGGCCTGTACTGCCGCAACGTCCGTAATCAGGGTAGTAGTGTCTGCCTGAATAGACGCGATGTCGGCAAGGATAGTGGCTACGTCGGTTTCACTTGCGTAGTCAGTCGGGTAGTTTCCGTACCCCATGGCCTATAGCCCGCGCCATTGCTCGCAAAGACCAATGTACGCGTTAACGGACACGTTCGCGTTCTGGTCCGTTCTGATTACCGAAAGCCGCTCGTATGCCGTAACGCCTCGAATTGGCTCGGCAAACTTCAGACTACCGGCGTCAGGCGTTGAATAGTCCTCAAGCCGGCCCCACTGCTGACCGATGGTATCGAACCCAGCCGCGACCTTGGCCGAGGTCATGCCTACGACCTTTACGGAACACGCGGCGTTGGCAGACACAAACAGGTGGCCCCACTCGTTCACCTTCCCGTTCGGGACGGAGACGCCTTCTGTGTTGGTCGTCGGTAGGGACGTGGAGTTGATGGCCGTGTTGAGGGCCAGATACCACTGTGCGGTAGGAACGTGTCGCGACATCTCATGCCTCCAAAACAAGGGCAACGGAATTCACAAACCGCTGCCAAGTGTATCGGCTCCGGACTAGTTCGCGATTCTTTGCGGCTAAATCCTGGAGCGTTGTTTCGTCGGCCCTTTGAAGTGACGCTACCAGTTCCGCGTCTGCTTTGCAATCCCTTTGCAGCGTGTATCCGTGGAAATCTCCGTCAACGTACCCGCAACCGGTGGATAGGACCGGGATTAGGCCCCATGACATGGCTTCTAGGACTGTGGTGGGGTTCGCGTCGTTGGTCCCGGGCATGATGAGGTAATCGTAGGTGGACGCAATGGCGTGCCCTTCTTTACCGGCCAGGTCGCGAAATCCATACCCGTGAGTGCCTTCAACGTGCCCGTGCCCAAGGTGGCCAAACGCGGGAACCGAACGTTTCGAGTCCACGGACTTGATCAAGTCCTCTAGATATTTCGTCCCCTTCTGCTGAACCGTGCACCCAATGTACAGGAACCGGCGCTCACCAGGCGGGTTATAGGACGGTTTTAGGGGCGGGAAGTATTGCGGATCGATGGCCATGTCCAGGCGGGAAGAATGCACCGTCTGCGTATCCTCTGACCACGTATTAAAGCGTGGAGACTCAGGCGTGTCCCAAAACCACGGCTTTCCGCAGATAGCAAAATGATGATCAACCTTCCCCCACACATACTCCTGGTCCCGCCTATACTCCTCGCTCCCATTCCAAGGCGCGATGCTCACCACCCTCTTCCACGGCGCGACCATGCTCGTTCTAAAGCACTTGCCTGGCTCCGGGTGCGGGTGCCCGATCAGGATATCGTCCGGGCTGTCAGGGTAGATGCACAGTTCGTCCGCCCAGTCGTAGCACCGGACTTTGTGCCCGCGCTTGCGTAGGCCGGCTGCCAGGTTGTAGCCGATGGACCATGGGGATTTGGTGCGGCGGTTTCGGTCGTGTGGGTATACTAGGTGGATGGTTGTCATGGTTGGCCCTTTGCTAGTAGTGAATATTGATGAAGATTGGCCTAGACTTCGGAACCCGCCCAAGTTTTAAGCGCAGTCTCATCCACTCCCAAAACCCAATCCGACCATCCTCCAGCATTTCGAATATGGACAGTCTCGCTCTAGCCCATTCAATTATGCGAGGATCCACTGCCTTTCTTGCTTCGGCTCCAGTCATAGCCCTTCTCCTATCTAAAGTGAATCGATTATTTCCTGAGCCCGGTGCCGGTACGTGTGGTGAGCCAGAACGTGGGCGCGACCTGCTGCGGCAACGCGGATGGGTGAGAATTCATCCGTCCTGGTCAAGTGGCTGAGACACACCTTCAACTTGGTCCCGGCATCAAACTCGTTCTCGTAAGTGAGCAGGTGCTTATTAGGTTCAAAATGCCGCCGCACCGATGCGCTGTCAGGACACAGAAGTACGGTTCCACAGCACAAAGTTTCCCAATACCGCATCACCAGCAACCCGTCCCCGCCACTGTTCGTGTGATGGACATGGACCTGCAGCCCCGCCACGGCATCCGCGTACTCTTGCCCGGTCTCGGTCTGAATTACCTCCACCCCTACCGACTCCGCGAACGCCACCCGCTCCGGGAACGGTGACCCGATTATAGCAGCACCGATTTTCTTACCGGTGGTGGGCTTAAACCGGGTTTCGTCGGCGGCGTAGGGGAGGTACTTGGACCCAGCAAAAAACTTGAGCATGTCCGGGTTCGCAAGGAAGAGTTGGTCCGGTTTCATCATCTCGACCAGTTTTTTTGTCAGGTCCATGTGGATGGCCGTATCAAAATCCCACATCGCTAGCGGGACACCGGGATAGTTTTCCCTCAACTCCAGATACTGCCTCTCGCCATCGCCACACTCCATGAACACGATCAAGTCAGGCGTCCACGCCGGGTCAGGCGCGATCTGCTTCCCCGTCTGGTACGTGGTCCCGTACGGGTGCGCGGTGTGGCCCATGCGGCGTAGGGCTCTGATTAGAGCTGCTCCGGTCTCCCATCCTTTTCCGGGTCCGTTGTTCTGGCGATAGGTTACTAGGATTTTCATATTGGCCCTTTGGTGCTTCTTGTGCTCGCCCTGCTACTTAACCACGACCCGGAACTCGCCCGCAAACGGAATCGGCTTGCCCATGCGAAAGTTCGGCCCCAACTGCTCCATCAGTTCCTGGACCGAGTACCGGAGCCATCCATCTTCCTCTGTCTTGCGAAATACATGTACCGGGACCGGGATGCCTCCACGGGTGCCAGACGGCAGCCCGCTCCTGAACTGGTCGTGGGTCGCTTGCAGGATTCCGAGGCCGTCTCGGGTCGGCTGGATGTGGATGTCGTCGGTCATGGATACGGTTAGGTATTTTGGCGTGGTGGGCTCAGGGACAGTCACCTCTTCTGCAGACTCTGCCAACACTTTCGCGCAACCCTCAGATACCGTCTCCTTGGTGAGTACCCATGGCGTAATTCTTTGTTCAATATCCTTGGCCTTCTCCTTCACCGGCTCGCCAATCTGGACCGTCGCCACGACCTCCACCGCTTCCTGCTCCGGTGGCTTCTTCTGGTCCTGCTTATCTTTCTTGGGGGGTCTCATGGTGTTGTCTCCTGGTTCAGAACATCAGACCACGCCGCAATTGCCCTCGCCTTCTTGGCTTTGTGCGCGGACTTCATTATGTTTGTGATTGATTCTCTGTCGTAGTTATCCAACTGGGTGCTCAAATGGTCAAGGCTGTTGAACTGCATCACTCCTGGCATGTTCCCAATGTCATACCAATCGGCAAGGTCAATCCACTCATCAGGAACGGGCCCATTTAGATTGTCGCAGAACTCAACCTCATTTAGTACATGTCGCCCTGTCTGCTTCCACTTCTTAAGCAGTGCCGGCGACGGTACAAACATCGGAATGCCCATGGCGTAGTGCTCAAACGCTGACATAATCGAGATGTTGTAAGGCAGGTGGATGATGCCTTCCATGTGGGCAAGGTCTGTCCTATCGTACCGGTTCCATACCGAAAACGAGCGGTCAATCTTAACGTGCGTGAACTCGTCTCGCAACCCGTCGTTGTTTCTATCCCACAGCACCATCTTTTCTGCGCTGCCATCGCACCGAACGCCTTCAAGATAACTGCAAATGGATGGAATGAATGTCCACTCACCACCGCAGAACGTCTCGCAGTATTTCTTGTCAAATAGGTTGTTCGCGATGAACTTGATTTGCCCTGACCTGTAGCCGGACATTAGGCGGTCATTGAGCCACGCCAGACGCTCCGGGTTTGCCTGCTCGCCACTCCCACACGGGTAGTCATAACGGGTGCAGGCGATGGTGTAAATCGGCTTATCGAACTTCTCGAACAGGGCAGCGAACGCGGGCGGGTACGAGTGGATGAACCCGTCGTAGCCGCTCAACTCGTCCTTGTATCTGGCGTGGAACCCGTCACACATGCCCTGGTCAATGTGCAGCCAATTGCCCTGGTTAATAATATCTGTCGTGGACGGCTGCTCATTGTTGACCCAAGTGTGGCCAGACATGCAGCACGAATCCACAGTGTGCCCAATCTCTGGCAGCAGAGTTTTTAGGTCGTGGATGATGCTAATGTGCATGTCTATGTTGAAGAGCTTCACGCGGCTACCCTATCTCGTACATCCCAGCGTGCTCAGAAAAGTAACCGTTGATCGCATCAATAGCCGCAGCCGGGTCCAATTCCAGCCAGTGTCCCACGTTGGCATTCCACGGGAACCACTTCCTCCAGTCCTTGTTCCGGTAGAACAACCCGTAAGCATCGTCCGCTGAGTAAGCCTTGAGACCTGGGTTCATGTCCTTCCTGATGGCGAAAGCATTGTTATATGTCAGGTCAACGAGGTCGTACCCGAACTGGTCGAGGATGTCTTTCAGTTTTGACAGGCTCATACCAAAGAAGTGGGAGGCGTCCCATTTGTATCCTTCCGAGTACTTAACGGCGAACCGAATCGGAGGCGGGATCTTCTCGTTAATCTCGGCCATGATTACGGTCGGGGAATACGATTTTAGAATAGCCTCCAACACGAAGTAATCGTACCCGTCAATGTCCAGGTCAAGAAACGTCGGGTCAGTCCTGTCCGTCACGCTCTTGATCGTGTCTACGACATTGTGCGGCGTGATAGCCTTTCGGATTAGGCTTGCAGACTGAGGAAGATGCGCATCCATCTTGTCCGCTTTGGAGTCGTCACATTCGCAGAAGATTGCAACGTCTGCACTTGATATAATGTCAAGTGGAATATTTGTCTCGTAACTGCATCCGATATCTATTACAAACCGGTCCCGGTCGAACATGCCAAGGTATGACCTAACGGCCTGATCCGTCAGTCTTGTATTGTCTGGCATCACTTGCATAGTCCTTTGCTGAGGAAATCCATGTGGTCTTGTCTTGCCCAGATGGTGGTATGCGGGCCTCCATCTTCAGGCACATAAGTAGCAGCAGCCATTCCCATCAGGCTGGCAGCTGGATATGTTGCAGTCCAGTTGAAGGATTGTGTCTCTGTGTCATGGCATACGATAATCGGAGCAACGCAGAACCCGTACAGCATCTGAGCGTGTCGGCTGTCCCCATGACCATCAACAAACACTAGGTCATACTGTCTATTAGGGAACCGCTTTGGAAGTTCAACCATCCACCGGCACGGGCCTAAAGCGATTACCTTATCCCAGTGTGGGCAGTCTCCAACGCTCTCGGACACTCGCTCCAGCCATGCCAGGTCGTTAGACTCAACCGATACAAGTGACTTGCACTTCTCTGCGAACAGAGGCGTGGACCCCCACCCTATCCCGAACTCTAGAACGTTGCTGATCGTGCCCGTATCAAGGATCATTTCGAGAACGGGTCTGTGGGAGTGAACGTTTTTTATGTCAAGAGACACGGATTGAATCCTCCATTCTTACAAGCCAGCGATACATATATAGGCAATCGTAATCGAACCCGTTTACCTTCTCTGCGTACAACTCATCCGTGAGCATGCCGGGGTCGAAGTCCTCCCACGAATCCAGCACCACAGCCGGGAAGTATGGAAGTGAATCCCAAAGCAGGGACCTAGTAACCACCGGCACAGAACGCAGGTAAAGCGCATCCCAAGCCCTGTGGGTGTCTATTCCGTTACCGTTGGGCGCAAGCGTGAATCGTGACGTGGCTATGTCGCACAAGTAGGCCTCATAACTCTTCCACGGCTCAAGTTTTGACCCTGACGCGGACAGGCACGCCATTCTCTCCACCGCGTTGGTAGCCACGTTGAAGTTGGCCACCACGTTTCGCCACTTGCCAAGGTGTGCGTCCATGACTTTTCTCATGGTATAGCAGCCCTGTTTTGGCGTGCCCTCGTTCTTGATGCCTATTGGGATTGGTGTAATTCGCGGGTCTTCTTGGGTGACGTTGATCGCGAACCAGTGACTGATCGGATACCTGTCTAGCAGCGCGGCCCGTGCTTCATCTATCGGGTAGTCGCTGTTTCCTGTGACGAGAACGAATGAATCCGTAATCTCGCTTGAGTGTCTGCAAAATTTCTCTACATAGTCGGTCTTGCAGTATCTCCAATCGGTTGGCGAGTGCGGATTGTCTGTCGGTTCTCCGTAGTTTACAGACACGCCGCATATATTAGAGAACGTGTTGCACGTCAGATATGGCCAGCCATAAGGAAATGTCCCGTGCCATGTATATGGTATGGCGTTGATTGACGGGCTCATTTTTTCTCACCAATCAGCAAAAAGTCAACGTAATAATCCCGGTCAAGTTCAACTTCATAAAGTGGATCAATGTACGTAAACTGACCTCGCATCCACTCCAGTGTAGGCATAATTGGATGCAGCCCGCTCCCGACTGTTCCAACCGGGAACGTAGGCTCGCCAAAGACCAGAATACCGCCAGGCTTCAGCGACTCGATCAAGTTAGACACGACCTTTGCCGCGTCCTGACAATGCGGAAGGACGTTGATGCAAATGGCCATGTCATACTCACCGGGCCTGATGAAGTCCTCACCACGCGCCGTGACCAGTTCCGGATCCTTGAACCATTCAACCGGCTTATTGTATGAGCAGTACGGATGGGATAGGTACTTGTCAAGAAGCGGGTCAACTAGCGTGAACGATTCCATTTCAGTGTGCTGGGATATGATCTTGCTCTGCGTGAACGGGCCGCACCCAATCTCCAGCACCTTGTCATATTTGCGGTCTGGGATGGCTTCGTAGTTGTTGAACTCTTCCAGGTAATATTTAGAGCGGTCATCATACGAAGATGTGTGTTTGACCATCCAGCAGTGCTCTTCCCCTGCCTGCGCTTCTTCCCATTGGGCTTGTGTGGCCAGGACCGTCACTACTTCACCACCTCGCCCCAAACCCCATCCGGAAAACCAGCCGCCTTCCGAGTCAAGAACAACCGCTCTCCATGCTCCCCATTGTACTGAGAATAACTACGCATCTGAGTCTCGTCCCGTTCCGCCCCCTGCCAGTCATGCTTGAACACGATGTCAGGCGCATCCACAAACACCCCGTCCAGAATCGCCTTCTGCCCCAAGTCGTCGTCACAGAACAGGGAGATATAACCCGGATACCACATCCCGCCCACCTTCTCAGCAAAGGCACGGGTCAGGATCGCGATAGTGGGCAGCCATCCCTTTTTGTCTGCGTTCACTCCCGGGGGCGTTCCATCGTTGACGTGGATCAGCGCGGGCTTGGTCACGTCCTGGATCTTGTCCAGGATAAGGAGGTCCCAATCCTGCGGGGGCGTTACGTCGTCGTGGACCTGGACTAGGACTTGGCCGGTGCTGACCCACGCGGCGCGGTTGTAGGCGTCCACGTTGCCGCGATTGTCTAGCCCAATGCGAACCTGTGCCTGTACATTGTCAAATAGTTGGCTTGGTCTTGGCGCGGAAGTCCCTGGCCTATTTGTTGGGTCGTCATCGTCAATGCTGAAAATATACTCCAACGTCACCTCGCCGCTAGCCATCTCAACCCACTTGTCATGAGCAGCCAACGCCATCTCTGGCCTGCCCCGGGTCGCGTGCAGCAAACTAATCTTGATCTCGCTCAAATCCACCGCTCCACCGCCATGGTCGCCCCGTGGAACAGCCGCAGGCTCCAGACCCTGCCCTGATGGCGGAACTGGTGCCGGGGCTGCTACGGGCTGCTGTGGGGCCGCGTCCTTGTCCACCTCGTACTTGTACTGTCCCCAGTGCCCCGTCTTTGGCCGCGTTGCCAAATAGGACACGTATCCAAGTCGCCGCCCACGCTCGCAGAACGCCCAGTCCTCAGAGTTAACGATCAGGTCCCCTGGTGCATTCGGGTGCAGGGCCAGGTTAGGCATGAAGATGGGGACGTATCCAGGGGCCGGGATCCTGCCGAGGCACTCCCACTTGAGCATGGTTTCCCACACGTCCTCGACCACGTCCCGGTGGTATGCCGTCATACCGGATCCGACCACGGGAGAAGAGAACGCCCCGTCCTGCCCGATTGGAGTTGTGATGGCATCGCCGAACATGGATGCGATGCCTTGACCTATGACCTTTTTTGAAATGATGGCACCGACAGTCCCGCGCGTTTCGGCGGCAAGACGGCACAGGTGCAATGGGTCACCCTCATATCCGGTCTCATGGCTGGCGTTGACCCACTCGATATCGTGGTCAATCATCAGGAGCACTTCATTATCCGATTCAAGGAACTGTTTCGCGACAGTGGCCCGGGTCCGGTCAATGAGCGCGTCATCTCCCGGGGTCATGGCGGTAACCGGCCACACGTTCGGGCTGAACATCTTTGAGACGTCCACGCCTTTGCCGGCCAGGTGCCGAACGGCAGCAGCTCCAGCCGCGCGCTCAGAGAAAAAGGCCATCATCTGGTTACTGAGCGCGTGAGTCTGTTTGATAATGCCGCCGTACCCAAACAGGGCGTAGGTTGTGGCCGGTCCACCGAAGTCGCCCCACTTCGCCCGCATCGCAGCGAAGTCTACCTTGACCGGCGCCTTGATCGGCGGCTTTGGCTCGGCCTCGTTCGGCATGATGACGATTTCTTTTGACGACGGACGGACCTTTAAATCTTCCGCTAGTTTCTTGGCCTCTTCCACATCAGGGAACGCCCACTCTTTCGGTGACATCCACGCGCCTGTCTTCTGCAGCTTCCACACACGCCATCCCATCGGGGCCGTTTGATCGGTCATGATGCGGTAATAATCCTTTTGCTGTTGGCCTTCTTCATGTACTCGGCCTGTTTTGCCAGGGGCTTAAGTTGGGCCAATTCCTGCTTTGCGATGTAGGCGCCGACCGCCATCATGATTCGGGTTGGGCCGTCGGAACTAGGCGGGATACCGTCGAACGTCTGCTTGATGTCGGCATAGATGCAGAACGCTCGCAGGCCCGCGTATTCCTCTGCGTCCTTATCGGTGAGCCCGTCCCCGTTCATCGCCTTCATGTGGATGGACATGGCTTTCTCGGCAGATTCGCGTACGCCGTCGACGTCGTCTGGTTTCTTCATATTGGCCCTTTTGCGCCGCTAGAACGCGACTAAGGAAAGGTAGCAAACAGGAACCGGCCCTGTCAAGGTTCAATCAAAAAAGCCCCGGTCTCCACAAGGAAAGGGCCTTAACCAGGGTGGAGGCTACCCCCACAAAGGAGACCGGGACCTAAATCTTAAACGGCTGTTTGTGGTACCTTGGCCTTGACCGTAAACCCGTGGACGTAGAGCCCGCCAGAGTTGCAAGACCCGTAAATGTCAATCTTATTTGTGCGGGCTGCCTTCTCTGTTGCTCCGGATTCGTCTTGGGCAGAGTTGATGATAATGTCCGTGATCGCCACCCATGCTGGAATGTTTTCGGTAACCGATACGGTTGTGTTTGACCATCCACTCTCCGCGTATAGGATACCGTTGACGTGCGCGTTCGTGGTTGATGCCAGCGCGTGAAGTTCGTAATAGACCGTGGTGCCGCCTGCCGTATCTTCCGGGCCTATTCCTTGGCGGTATCCGTGGACATAAACCCCTGGAGTGTCGGCGTTGCGAGAGGTGACGGCGTGGTCCATTAGGTTGACGCGGGTGTTTGGGCCATCTGCTGACGACTCCACAACCATGCCCAGTTGGTCTCCGGGGCTTGTACCAGCCTGGCTAAAACCTGTTGCTGTCCCCTGTGCGGCCCATGTTGCTGCCGGGGGGATAACGCTAGTACGTATTTCGTGCAGTCTTGCGCGGCAATCCTCCGCTATGTCGCTTAGCACAGGAGAAGATGGCTTCGCCTTGGCCGGGTTTACATAGCCGTGGTTTAGATCGCTGTAAAGCGTAAGGGCAGGCGCAGCGTAAACCACAACATCAACCGGTCTTGCTCCACCGTACACGCTTATTGCGGCATGGTAGTTTGAGTTGCTTACGTTACCTCTCGGTAGAGATATCCTGTCAACTATCAAGTCATTATAGTGTGCGCCATTTGTTGCATTTGTTTCGTACTCTCTAAAAACAGAATTACCGCCGCCGAACGCGTTTGTTGATATGTACGTGTTGCTCCAGTCTGCCCAGTTCAGGCTATTGATTGGCGGCATATGAGCGACATACGCAACGTAGCTTGTAGCCTCTCTGTGCATGTCTGGAGTCATAAACGAATACAGCGGGGAAATTGCATTGGCTGCATCCGGGTATTTGTATGATCCTGTTGCCTGGCTAGTTGCCATCGCAAACGCAATATGCGCCGTATTGCCTAGTATGTTATTTATCTGGCTGGCAACAATTGCGGGAGCAAGAGCAGAGCATCCCATTCTCCTGGACGCGTTTTCTACATCGCTCGTCCAGTTTTCGGTTTCTCCGGTTATGTCCGTGTTTGACCAATTTGGGTTTGTTGATGTTGACGTCATCAGTGATTGGCCCTTATGCCAAAGTACTGCATCTCGGCCCTGCTTCCACTTGTTCCGTTTGATGCAACAACCGTTAAAAATATCTCGTTTATTGTGCTCTCTTTTGTATACACCATATCAATGTCATTTGATGCCCATTTCCACCAAGTTGACGAGGTTATTATTCCGGCAGAATTGAAGTTTGCCCATGGAAATGCCTTTGTTGAGAATGAATCAGCAAACCCATCGTATGGTTGCCTGGACGATATATACACCCTCCACGCAACGTCTGATATTGTGTCGCCGCTTTTTCTTGTGCAGGTGTCGAATGTAACCGAACTAAACCCATCTGGAATATACATTGGCCCAAGAACGGCAACAACGTGCTGTACTGTTGTACTATCTTGCGTCTCCCAATATGGAAAGCACGGCTGCCCTCGCCTTGGAGCGCCTACGAGTAACTTGTAGTTATTAATCGACGCAGCCATGTCAGAATAGACGCGCACGGACAGGGGGTCGTCTGCGCCAGTCTCAACTGTCGTAACCGGTCTATACTGATGATTTGCATATGCGTCCAAGATTGCCATTACTTATACACCTGAGCGATCTTCGTTGATGCAATCAACTCGCTATCTTTGTCTGCCTGCCACGTCCCTTTTCCTTCGTTAAATTGGGACTGGTTTATCGACTGGTATCTTGAAAATGTCACAACATACTCAGTATTGCCGCTTATGTCCCACCCGTTCATATCCGTACCTGACGGCAACTGAATATACTTGTTTGCTGAATAGTAAGCAGCGCCAGTGTTGAACGGACCAAACGTTGTTGGGTTGGTCGGGTCTGCGGCTGCCCTCTCTATTATTTTAACCGCCCAACCTGACTCTTCTGCAACTGCATTACCGTCGTGGAATAGGCTGGAGTTTGTTGCAAACGTGTAGTCTACCAGTTTCACCTGGTCTGCTGCGTTATCAAATCCACCGCCTGCGGCAGTTCTGTCAACCAGTGCAGCCGGCGACCATGCGCTTGCAAGTTTCCTGTCATGCAGAATTAGCATAACTTGGCCTATGCCAGATCCGTAATCCCATGTTGAAGACAAAACCGTTGCAAGACAATCTGTCGTTCTTGTTCCGCTTCCGTGAGGGTCCGGTATAAGCGAAGATATATACTTAACGATGTCAGCAGGGAATACTCTGTCCACATATGATGGAGCGAGTGAGCGAGTTATGACAGGAAGCGGGAACCGTATCCATCGCTCAAGCAGGTTTGATTCAAGTACCTTTTGAGCGTTTATCTTCTGGTTCGTCCCGAAGTCAATTCCTGGGTGCTCTATTGATATTTCCTTTGTTCCCTGCGACAGTTTAGAGTCAACGTCAGTCACAATTATTAGAGCGCCGAATTTGTCCTGCCTTGCGTCATACTTCATCTTGCATTTGTACTGGTTGACAACAGTACCGGAGCTAATTGACACAGATGGAGTTTCCAGCGGGTCTGCCATCGTCCCGTCATCTAGCGTATTGGTCCATGTGTCTACGCCAGCGGTGTGCATTATTGACTTAACCGCAAGCTTGCCATCCCTCCAAACTAGAATGTACCCGAACAGCTTACACTCTCGCCTGATTAACTCCATCCATGTGGTTGGCTTGTCAATTATGTAGAGCTTTCTATTGCCCAGACCGCTTGTTCCGCCCATTGCAAACTTGTCAGCCTGAAGAAATGACTGCACGTCAACAAGTTCCGACTGTATCGCCATCGATAAATCAACTGGGCATTTGTCATACTTCGCGTGATTGTATCCCTTTGTTCCACTAGACAGCAGCGGGTAAAGCAGCAACTCGAACGGACCCCTTGGAGTTCCCGTACCGTTAACGTTTGGCCTGTAGTGCGGGATGTATATCTGCTTTACTTCTGCCTTCTCCGCTCCTGTTTTTTGCCCAACATACCCATCTGCGCTTATTATGCTCTGGGGGTCCGTGGTTAACACAAGGTAGTTAGACGCAACAACTGTCTTTGTCAAAACCCTGGAACTGTACCTGGCAAAGTACCCACCCTCTTTATCTGACAGGTTCCCAAACGGAGAAAGTATAGCATCGTCTATTCTCACGCAAGCCTGTGCGGTATTCGCATCACCTTGATCTTTCCAGAACACATCTGCATCTTCAACGTAAAGTTTTGCCCCGTTGTATGCCTGGCTTAGTGGATGGTATGCATCGAATGTCTTATTTGGAGCTGCGGCCTCTCCTCTATAGTGAATTCCGTTCGCATCTTTTTTGGATGCATCTACGGTTAATGCCGTTCTGGAATCAAACCCGAGCGCACCAAGGCAATGGCATGTCTCGCCGTTAACAACTGGAGTTATAACAAACTTCCCAGCCCCTTCGTTATGCCCAGTAATTCCAAAAAATGAATGCTTCGTTTTATCTATGTTTGTGGATACAAATATGATTGGGTAGTTTGATGGGACTGATACATCGACCCACCCGCCGCTTGTGTATGACACCGGCATATGGTTGTTTATTTCTATTACTAGTTCTTTTGCCGTGTACGCACCTGCGTTTATTGTTATCGTCTTTTTTACGCGCAATGCCCCATTCGAGTCGTAATAGTCTATTTTAAAAGATAGCCCTCTTGGGCCTTGGCAGTTTAGCTTCTGCAGGTGGCTAATTGATAGCGCAGAAGGGATTTTACCAGACTCTAGTTCATCTGTTATGCTCAAACATGCAACCTTCCATGTTCCGTCGTCTTCTCCAGCATACTGGATCTCGTTTGAGATTCTACCGGTCCATACAAGTCTGCTTTGGGATTCACTGTTAAACGCGCCCGTTGCAGCGTCCCATGTTGTAATGTAGTACGCGACCCGTCTGCCGTTCATCGCAAACCCAACAGAGCCAACGTGTGGAGGTGTTCCGGGCGCGCCATCTGGCGGAGTTGAGTACGTATATCCGTATGTCCCGGACGGGTTGACGGATGGCCACAGTCCTTTGCCTACATTTAAAAGTCCGTTGGTATTTGTGTCGCCCCAGTTAATGGATTCCCTGGTGATGAACCCATTTGAATTTGCCGACAGTGCGCCAAGTGCCTTAAGTGGGATGTATTCGGCATTTGCATCAATTTGGTCCTGGAGTCCATTTCCGTATGCCGTTCGAGCGTGTGGGTTAAATGTCCACCTGCCGGTGGCGAACAGCTTTCCAAAAAACGATGTCCCGTCTGAGTCCTTCACGTCCTCAAGGCCGAATGTCATTGCTGACACTTGAGGGGATGCGGTCCCTACGTCAATCGCGTTTGAATACTCACGAGGGGGGTTTAGGCATACCTTTGGTTCTCGGCTCCATCCGTCTCCAGTGCCAGGTGCGCCCTTGTCTGAGTACTCAAAGAAGAAGAAGTTCACGCCCTCAATTGCGATATACCCGACAACGTGTGAACGTGTGGCTGATTTAAGGTCTGAAGTAACCGTCATTACGTCACGTTACGAATGAGGGGCCCACCACTTGCACTCTGGTATTTTTTGGACATATTCAATAAACAGGTCTTCTTTGTCGGGAGGAATGTTATCATTCCATTCTGCTGACGTCTCAATGTACCCCCGTCCGAATTTGGCCTCGCCTGTTGAGTAATTCGACTCAAAACATTCGCAGGTTATTTTAACGCCACCCATGTGGTGATTTATCGCACATGTTGCATTGTATCCTACCAATCCGCAATCCCAGGATCGCGACCACTCAAACATATCAGGCTTCGATGCGCTAAGATAGGAACATCCATTTATGGTAGACGTTTGGTCATCTACGCCACCGCAGCCCCCAGCCAGAAGAGCCGCCACGCACAAAACGAGAAGAATCTTTTCCATGGCCCTTACCTCCATACCTTACAGGAATGGTGAATGGTAGAGCCTGTCAGTTCAAGGATATTGAAGGAGTCCAACATTATCAGCTATGCCACGTACTTCCACAGGTTAAGCTCAAGCCTCCAATACCCGTTATAATCCCGTATGTTGCGGCCAGTGAGCGATGACATGGAACTAACCGGCTTTCCTTCCTCTGGCTGCCAGATACCGGTCTCGTAGTCCGCCGATGACGAATTGAGCGTCCTGTCCGGGAAACAGCGAATGGGGGAACCTTCGTGGATCACGTCCTCAAAGAACGCCTCGAAACTACCCCACCACGCGCTGCCTTCCTTCCACACCTCCGCGCTGGAAAGGTGTTTGTACTCGAACCGGCCATCGTACAGGATGTTGCCCTTGCGGCTGTACGTCTGTCCGTTCGCGGATCTGTGCAACTTCGTGGTCGAGTTTGGTGCCCACCAATCGTTGATGTTTCCTGGGTAGGAGGTCAGTCCGCGCGACGGGAACCAACAGTACCGGGCCTGATGGGTTGATAGGTACTCATTTGCTCCTGAAAGGTTACCGGTAAATCCAAGCAACGTACCGAGTCCCGCGTCCGTCCATGTAACGGCAGTATTCCCTGCGTCAGGAAAACTGATTGTTACCTTACCGGTCGTTGATGACTGGGTTACTCGCGTCGAATCATACGGGGCACCAAGTGCCTGTATCACTGTCTGCATGTGGCCGGTGAGTTGGTCCTCCCCTACAACGCCGGACATGTAGTAGTCACCGGCAGTGAGAGACAACGGGTTGCCTGCTACGCTAAAATCCTTGGTCGCGTCCGTGATCGAGAACAGTCCGAGATACCGCTGCAGTTCATTGCCCATGGCTAACCGCTCACCGTCTGACTTCGTCCGATCGCCGTTGTAACCTGTTTCTGTCTCACAAACGAGCTGGACGGGTCAAACGGGTCATTGAAGAACACGTTGATATTGACCGGGCGCTTGTCCTCAACCGTCTGCGCAAACTGCGTAGGTTTGCTAGACGTTGACGTGGTGGCAGCCGTAGAACCGGAACTGGAAGAAGCACCTGCAGCGGCTCCGACGCCGGCTCCTGCAGCTCCAGCGGCCACTGCTACGGCGGTATACAGTCCAGCGGCTGCCAACTTAGTAACGTCCGTGAAGCCGCTAGCGGCGTATTCAGCAAGCGAGAAGATGGCCTTAATCCCGGCCTCGATTGCGAGCGCTTTCAGGGTCGAGGCCAGGGCCTTTAGAATTTCCGTCTCAATGGACTCGCCACTGGCTTCGGCGGCGTCCGCGACATTGAATAGGGCAGTAGCGAAGGATGAGAACGCGGCCTTACCCATGCCGCCGATGTCTTCCGAGGTGTCAATGATGGACTGTCGGAATGCCGTGACCTTGTTCGCGGCTCCGATTGTGGCCTGGCCAACCACGGTTAACTGTGCGGCAAGCGCCCTGTAGGCAGCTGTAGCAGTGTTTCCGCTTGCAGCCATGGCGTCCATCCGCATCTTGATACTATCAAACTGTGCCTTTGTCTGCTGCGCCCTTTGGTTCTGTTCCTCGTCCATCATGCGGATCAGCGGAATATTCGACACTGGCAGGGACGCGGCTGCGTTCATGGCCTTTTGAACGTTCGCGGCTAATAGGCTTGACGCCTTTTCGGCTTTGATTATGTTCGAGATGAAGTCTGGAGACGGGCCGGTGGATCCGAATGTGGATTTGTTGAATTTAATACCAGTTGCACTTGAAGCAGCGTCAGTTGGCGGCTTTTTAGGAGGCTTAATTATTGCTGCTTTCTTTATCTGCGCCGCTTTCGCCAAGCTTATCTGCTCATTTAGACTCTTTTTAATTAGGAACAACCTCATTCCCTCTTCTTGGCTAAGAAGTGTAGTTAATTGCTTTTCAAGCCGGGCTCTCTTCTTTATGTTGTCGTTCTCTGCCCTTATGAACTGGACCCTCTTTCCAATAACAACCATTCTTGTTTTTTGATGAGTATTTAGCTTTTCAAGTTCTTCTCTGACAAACTTAATCCTCTTTTGAGTTTGCTTCATGATGTCTGCGGTTTTGTCTCCAGCCCACATTCCGCTATATGTTTTAGTCAACTTAATAATTATTCCGAGTGCTTTTATTACCAAGTTGCTCTGACTTACATTTATTGCAAGTTGGTCATTGGCGTTTTTTAGAGATGTTTTCATTACGCGCCACTGGTCTGCGCCAGTTTTTACTGCAAGCTTTGAGTCGCCAACTACCTTATTCAGACCTGCAATTGTTGCTGCCGTAAATGCTGCCGTTTTATCTTGATCGCTAAGTGCCTTTGTCGACTTCCCTATAGATACGGCATAGTCTGCATTTATCAAATCTAGGCTTTTGAGCTGGATTCCGAGATTGTCTAGGATTGGTTTAGATTTTCTGGCCATACCAACCATGAGATCACCCATGGCCGCGTTTACATCTCCACCAATCTTTTGTGCTGCAATGGTTGCCTTTGCCGCCAGGTTGGCAAAAGAGTCCTCTGTAAGGCCAAGGGAAAATGCCGACGACATGTTAGCCGCTTTTAAAAGGTCTGCGTCTGATACGAAACCCCTTGTCGCTTTTCTCGCGCCTTCTATGCTGATAGTCTGAGCATCGTACATCTTGCCAAGTTCTAGACCACGGTCCATCAACTTATTAATACCCGCAGCAAAACCGACTATGGCTGCACCGGCTGCAATTGTACTTGTTTTCAGACCAGACATCTGCGACTTCATTGACCCCATGTCGCCGCTTGCTGACTTTACTTCATTGCCCGCCTTCTTAACCTTGCGCCCAAACTTATCAATCTCCCCAGCAGCACGACCAGTGGCGTGCTCAACCGCCCTGGCAACGCGCTCTTCCTTGCGCATCTCCTTTACAAAGTCCTGGATCTGTTTGGCGTTTCCCTTCATGTCGAGTTTCCACTCGGTGATCATCTGTTCTGTAGGTATCGCCATTATCTATCCAGATTTCGGGAGTTTTTTAACATCAACCTTGAACGCATCCCATACTTGGCCGGTATCAACTCCGTACCCGTCCTTGCGTGCGATTGATTTATCTGCGCCGGTTCTGTAGTTGTCATTACCGTGTGTTGCCCTATAAACCTTCGCTTTTGATACTCTTTCACTAACGGCACGGGCTGGTTTTCCTCCGGTAGTCTGCCCGCGCTTCATGTGCTCTTTATAGCTGTTGAGGATTTTCCTTGAAACCAACCGCGCGCCGAGCTTGATTGCTGCCGTGTTTCCTCTTCCGCGCAGTGACCTGTTTATCGCGCGCTTCCATACGTCCCGTATTTCTTGCACTTCTCTGCGAGTTGAAAATATCGGGTTTCTTCCGGTCTTGGCTAGGCCAAAGAAAATGATCTCTTTGTTGTCCCATCTGAGATCAGAGACAGTTCCGTCCTTCTTTCGGTATGGCTGGCGACCTCTATTGATCCCGACCTGAGCCGAATATCCGCCAATTCCGAGGAAGATTTTCTCCATTAACTGGATCATCTTCTTTCTTCCACGGCTCTTTATCCTGACGGCCATCTAGTCTGCTTCCATCATCCGAGCCCGATAATACGCAGACCACTGGCTCTCTTGACTGTCCGCAACCCGAAGCAAGTCAAGGTGCGGCGAAGGCAATTCCCACACGTTTCCAAGTGCTCCGCGCCGGTAATCTTCAAGGTCTGAAAGCACTAGTTGGATGGGCCGTTGTTCCCAGAAGTAGTTCTCGCACGTCTTGTTATAAGGTTCATGGTCAGCTCCGCGCGTCCGGTGCAGTCCAGTTCCGGCGTACTCTTCCTTCCACCCGCACCCGAACAGTTCCCAATTATCGTCGTATCCGTTCGACAAACACTCATCGCAAGATACGTCAACACGATGGACAACCTTGGTTCCGCACTTGCCCTCTTTCGTGACTCGCCGGCCCCATATGGCTGCCTTTAGGCCCTGGATAAAGGGGCGCTGGCCTCGCTTATGTGCAGGACCATGGCACCGGCAGCCTGGATGAAGTATGAGGACAGGTTAACCTCGTTCATCCACCCATCAGTAACGGCGGATCCAAGAGTGCTGTACCCCTTGCGCTTAAGTGGCGCGGCAGGCTCCGGGTCGCTCCCATCTGGTTTGCAGATGATGTACCCGTCCAACTCCGTGACCCCAAACCTGAACGCCATGCGCAGTTTGTTGTTCAGGGTCATATCCTCAATGTGGTGCTTCTGCTTGGCTGTCAACGGAGCGATCATTAGCCATGTCGGCTTCTTGCTCTCGTCAATCTTCAGCTTTTCAACATCGAAGTACGACTCCTTGTACGCCTTCCAGTCGCTTCCATCAGTGCCGTGCTTTACGACGGAATCATCTGCGATCTGCATCTCTTCGATGATTCCGCCGTCTCCGGCAACATCAAACGTGCCCGCAATAACAACCCGGCGAGGTCCTACCTTGTAGTGTCCAAAACCCATGGCCCTTTAACTCCTGTGAATCTGTTGCGTTAGAACTGGTGGATGGCAAGCGCGGCCCGGTTCAGGTCGGTGTTGCCGGAATCGTAATCCTCGTCGGCGCGGAACTTGACCTTGACTGCGGTCAGGCCGTCGGCATCCTCACGGACGGGAAGATCGGACAGATAACAATACGGCATGGCAAAGGCAATGCAACGTGTGGCGTCATGGCCAAACTGAGCGATAACGGTCTTGGCCGTACCTGAGTTGAAGTCCTGAGCCAACCCCGGCATGTCCTGGTCATACAGGATGGACATCTCTGCCTCGGGTACGCCTCCACCCTTGACCCATCCGCCTACTCCGTTGACGCCACCGGGGCACGGCTGGCTGATAAGTTCCAGATTCGGAGTGATGGACACATCCGCGACCTTGCGAGAGGTGCGGGCGGTCGCCTGAGCATCGCCGATGTGAATCAGGCCAATGGCGCGGTCGTGAGCAGGATCGTTGCCGCCTGCGGCTGCTGCATGGTCAAACACGGCCCGGTCATCTGAATCTTCCACGAACTGGTGGTCTGCGACGGAGGACGTGAACGCAATCATGGGCAACTCGCCGGCTGCGGTGCCTTCCACTTCAAAGATGAGCGCGCCGCCAACGGTCTGCTTTTGGTCCTGCGAGTCGTCGCCGATGACGAGCGTGTCAAGGTACTTCTGGGTCGCGTCTTCGTCCAGGTATGTGGTGGTGGAGAAAACGATAGGGTCTCCAGCCTCAACCGCCGCCTGCGCTGCCGGATAGAATGTGATCCCGTCAGTTGCGACGCTATCAATCAACTTGACCTCGCCACCGCCGCGTTTGTCTCCCTTGACGCCAATCAGCGCGGCCATGCCGGGCACGCAGTAGGTGTTGGCCGCCGTCAGGTTGAAATTCGTCGTGCTCGACCCGGCAATGGCAACCGAGCTGCGCGCGTTGGTCGGGTTCTGGATCCCGCCCACGGCAGCTTCAAGGTGCTCTCCTACGTCGCCGGCATCGATGGTCGCAGGGGCTCCGTCCGCGTACATGGTGAACTTGAAGTCACCGTTTCGCAGGCCAGGGTGATTCGCGCGCTGCTTATAAAGCCGCGTCTCAACGGTCTCGTCTTCGATGCCTTCCCATGTCAGGCCAGAGGCGTCGATAACGGTGCAGCGCAACTTGGCCGCGTTTGAGGTATTCCACTCATCCGAAGCCGCGTTGACGAACGTGTCATTGAACGTGGTCCCGATAACGGTGCGAAGTTCTTGGAGTTTTGATAGTCCGGTGGTCATAGTTCATCCTCTGCGATCCTGCATCGCCATGTCTGGCGCAGAATCCTGACTGTTTCTAGGTCCCGGTCCTGCTCGTCATTTTCAAACCACCGGGCTTTTAAGTTGATGTCCGTTGCCGTGTTGTCTGCATCGAACCCGACGAACGACGCACCGTTGCGAAGGGTTGAGATTATCTGATTCCGGTCTGCAAGCATCAAGTCGTAGTGCTCGTCTAGATCGCGAGCTGCGTCATATCCAAATTCTAGAATCAAGAATATGTCGCTCCACCGCTGGTTTAAGTCGCTCAGATCCTGGACTTCATCGCCCCTGTCCCATTCGAGGGTAAATAGCCTGTCCGCCATGGACTGCTCTGCCGTCATATGTAGCGGGTGGTCGTTGTGTCTAAACGGCTCCAGGCTAATCGCAGACGACGGGGTAAGTGTTTCAAGCCGCCAAATTGTGTTTTTATATATTTGCAAAAGGCTCATGCGATTAGCCGGATTGTTGCTCCGCTGATGCGCTCGTCTTCTGCAATCTTCCCGTCTTGGTTTGCATCGCGCGGCATAGTCAGAACCATCTGGTCAACTTCTCGTTCAAAGTCCAGGCGGAACCTCTCGTACAGGTCTTTGTTCTCCTCTCCGCGCTGAGACATGTAATAAATCATCGCGCTTGCTAGAGCTGACGCGTGCCTGAACCCTGCAGAGCCATAGAACGTTTGGGGCCTCTGATCTGGGGCCAGGGCAGATAGGCGACTCATTACCCGATCGTGCCCAAGTTCAAGCAACTGCTCGATGTCTACCTCTGTCGGGACGCCACGGCCAAACAGAGGGATAACTGCCCTTAGATCGTCATCTGTAGGCAACACTGAAGACATCGGGGCCTTGGCACAACAAACGGCAATCTTATCAAATACGCTCCCATCGATGTTGATTTCAGCGTGCCCATCCCACCACAGCTTACTGGCCGTCGTTGCGTTGGCGGTGTAGGTGATGGTGGTGCCCTCGACCGTTGCCCCGGCCCGGTGCGGAGTCATTGCAGGCCGGCGCAATAGAACGGTGGTGCCCTCAACTACGCGCACCTTGAACTGCTCAGGGTCGTCCTGGACATAAAACACTGACCCCGACTCCATCCCTACATTGCTAACGACCTCCATGGACTGCGAACCTTTTGATACGGCTCCTTCCAGGGTGGTTGTAATCGCGCTGACGGTCGCTTCTGTGCTGCCCAGTACCTCGGTGCCACTCCCGTCCAAAATACGAATGTAGGCGGTCGTGGCGCGAGTCCTGGCCCCATTGTATGGAATCAGTCCGCCGACGTTATGGATCAAACAAATAGGAACGGGCATTGGCTCGCCTTGCTAACTCATGCCGCGCTGTAGATGCGGCTCATTCTGCGTGTCACCATCGAACGGGGATGCCGACTTCTGAGACGGTGCCGTCTCTGGCATCACTTCCGCGTACTTCCACAGGCGCTCTTGTTTATCCTTGCGCTTGGCGCTGACGCAGTGGGCCCCGTTCTGGTGAAGGATCTTCCACGCGGTTGGCAGCGGGAACGTCGCATCGAACACGTCCTCGCTAAATTTCATGTAAGCATCACGGAACAGCCGGCAACGCGCGCCCTTTCCGCCACGGTCCACGGAATGGAACCCGGCAGGCTCGCGGCCAATCTTCCACGAAATGGATTCCTTCCTGGTCTCTGTCTTGGTCTCGGAGTCCTTGCCCTCTCCGAACACGCGCTTGATGTGGCGTTCGCGGCTCAGGATACGGACCTTGTAATCCTGCAGAGACGGAGGCACGTAAGACGCGGATACCATCTCGTTGCTGGCCTCGGCAAACTCCAGACCAAGAATAATCATCCCCGCGATGGTCGGCAGGGGCATGGGCTGGTTATGCAGGTCGGTTACGGACAGCGACCCTTCATCTGCAAGCTCCACAAGACGCTCGCTCACATAGTCAAACTGGTCTGTCCTGGACTGGCGCTCGTAGAACATCCACTGCGGGAACAGGTACGGAGTCTTGCGCCCGCCCTCGGTAAGGTCTGGCCCTGATACTTTGCGCGGAACCGGTGCAGGTTTCGGCGCTTCTGACGGTGTTTGGTTCGTAGCCTTCGTCATTTGATGCCTTTGTAAAAGTGCCCGGGACGGAGCGTCCAATGGGGGTAATTTGCCCCGCCCCGGGAGTTGATGCTGGTTAGTAAGGCTGCCCGGTCGCAGTGAACTTGACATTCACGCCGGAGAGGTTGGTCGCGTTTACCACCTCAACAAGGGGCCCAATGCTGGAGTTAATGTTCCCCACGGAATAGGCCATGATCAACTGGCTGTCGGCGTTGAGGTCCGGGGTCTGCTCCAGAACATAGCCGTCATTGCTTCCGAGGATAATGGTCGGCTCGGTGGACGCCTTGAAGACGTTGGCGAGGTTCAGCGAGTCGCCAGACGTCTCATAGGTGCCCATGGTGATCCAGCCACGGACTTCCTTCTCGCCGTAAAGACCACGGCTAGATTTAACTACGAGGTATGTGCAAGTACCCATCTTGATTCTCCTTTACGCGGTCACGCCGGTAAGCTTGCCCTGCATCTTCGGGTTCTTGCAGACGAGCTTGAAAAGGTAAGTAATGAGGAACAGATCCGCATCAGCGCTGCGGCCCTGGTCGTAAACGGTAATCGGCTGGTGCTCAACCATCTCAAAGTTTCCGGGAGTGAGGTCAAGCAGCATGATCACGGTGTCGGTCTGGCGCGGCACGGGGACCACGGGGATCCTGGCGAACGTCTGGCCGAAGTAGCCCGGGACCTTGTCCTTGTCGTCGATCATCTGAGCAGCGGGGCCGCCCGTCAGATTGTACATGTTGGTGTACTGGTTCCACGGCATGAGCCAGACCATGTTGTTGATGTTCGCGCCACGGTCGTTGTCGGCCATGGTCTCGATCAGGTCCAGGCCGTCGGTCGTGGCGAGCAGCCCGTTAACGGCGGTCTCTGCGGACTCGAAGTAAGTAGCCGCTCCGCGAGTAATTCCGGCGTAGGTAGCGGTGGAGTCAACGGCGGTTTCAAGGCCATTGGTGCCACTCTGGACGGTGCGGGCTACCAGGTCAATCAGATCCTGGTTGCCGAGCATGAACTCCTCACTGATGCCATCCACCCAATTGGAGCGGAGAGCGGCGCGGGCGTGGCCGGTAACCTCAACCTCATACCGAACGGCAAGGTACGGGTCAGCGGCGGACACCCACCCCTGGTTGCCGGCACCGTCAAGCGCCTGGCCCTCGGAATAGGTGGTGGTGGAAGTGTTGCCGGTGCTGTTGATCTTCCAGCGCCGGGCAGTGTCACCGAACGGGCCAACCGGGGCACCGAACAGAGGGATGGGCGACTCATCGCGATAGACGCCCTTTACAAAACCGGGTGCAACCGCTTCGCGGATGATCTCGGCCTGGGTGGTGGTAGTGGTAGCCATTAGGCTGCCTCCTTATTTTGATCCGCCGGCGAGGTTCGCCCGCAGGTACGCGGCAGCACCTTGAGGTGTTTCAAGGTTGTTGTCGGGTACAACAGCAGGTGGCGCGGCGGTCCTTCCGGGCTGGCTCCCGCTCCCCTTCGATCCATTAGGAACGGCAAGGTACGGGGCACTCGTAAGGATGTCTTGAATTAGGCCTGGGAGGTGTTCTGCTACCTCTGCGGCGGTGTCTGCCAGAATTTCTCCAGACGCATCACGCAAGACAGGATTAAGACCATCATCTGAAACGCTCATCTGTCCCTTGAGCCTGAGCCAGATATCTTGTGGATCGCGGGCTTTGCCGGCAGCTTCCTTGAACACCGCATCACGCGAAACAACGCCCTCAAGCGCACCACGTAATTTGCTGTTCTCTTCCGCCAGCCTAGCATTCTCCGCTTCCACCTTCCCGCGCTTGGACTTCTCCGCGCGTAGGTTGCGCTCCACTTCTGGCTGCTGAGGAAGTGACGCAAGGGTCTTGTCATCCAACCCGTGCTCTTCCATGAACGCCTGTACCGCCGCAGTGCTTGCTTCTTCAACTGCCGTGGTTCGGGCCTGCTCTGCAGCCGCCTGTGTTTTAGATGTGGCCTTTGCTACTTCCCGCTTGATGTGTCCGTTTAACTCATCCTGGCTAAACGTCTTTTCGGTGCCAGTCCCATTGCCCTGATCTAGTTGCGGCTCAGGTTCCGCATCCGGGCTCGCACCCCCGGTGGTGTCCCCGCTTCCATCTTCAACCGAGCACGCGGACGTGAAGTCGCGCGCGTCAAGCATCATGATGTTATCGGTAAAGTTCTTAGGAAACATGTTTGCCCTTTTGGTTTTGTGTTATCCGCGTTTCTTGTCTATTTCATGGTGAGCGCGGTCAATTCTATCCTTGCGCGACTCTTCAGAATAGCGAGGGTTTTTGTCCATGTCCTGGCCTGTCTGTGTATCAACAACCGGCTCTGTTGATCCGTCCTCGTTTATGACATCGGCCTTAAAGTTTCGCGTCTTGATCCCCTCCCGATAATCTTTCGGGTTTGTCGAGAAGTCCTGGAATCTATACCGCTTGTTCGCGCCGCCTGTATTTGTTCCTGAGTCGTGGTGCAGCGTGTCAACGGTGCATTTTTGGCAGGGGTGAAGAACTGGAAGGGTAAAACCTGTCACCATTTGGTTGAGCGATTCGGTTCCACACGCAGTGCAAACGAGGTCCCTGTAAATATATTTAGGCAACGTCCTCAACCTCCTGCTCTTCTGCGGTGTCCTCTTCTTGTGCCTCAAAGACCGGAGTGCTTGGCATGTCCGGCTTGGTCTCTGCGAACGATTTCATTATCTTTTGGACTGCGCCGATCTCTTCGTCTCCAGCGCCGCTCTCCCGCATGAACCGCTCCACTGATGTGGTGGCCATCTTCACGCCAACCTCATGCGGGATGATCCCCGCTTTGGAACTAACGATGGCGACAAGGTCCTGAATTTGCGCGGTGAGCGACTTGATATCGAAGTTGTCCGGGTAGACAACAACAGGCATCGTGTCATCTGACTGATTCCCGCTCCATGCTGCGGCGTCCTGATACAGGCCGTTCTCAAATTCCTGCTCGGCTGCGGCCCACAGACTCATTTGATTGCGCTTATCTTCCGTCTCGATGTTCAGGGCCTCACCGCTGCGCTCTTCTTTCGAGAACTCAGCCAGGCCGCGACCGGCTCCGAGATACTGCTTGATGCTCCACAACTTCGCAACGATGCGCTCCCACTTGCTGTTGGCCAACTCGGAAGGCGGGGATATATACTGCGGCGCATTCGTTACGTCCTCGCCTCCGATGGCGCGGAAAGGTCCGATGTCGATAGGGCCCCGGCGCTGACCTGGAACGAATAGAATCGCGAATGCCTGGGCCCGCTCCATCTCGTCCAGTTCTGATAGGGCGTTGAGGATGTACCTGTCCATATCCAATGCTTCGGACAATGGCGACTCGCACGCCATCCCGTAGCGGATGCCTTCCCTGGACAGGTTGAGGGTGCAAAGGGGTACATGGCCGACCGGGTGCGGACCTTCGCCCGCCAACTCGTATTCCTGACCGCCATCCGCCTTTTTGCCGATAACCGGCTGGTACAACTCCCAATGGTCGCGATACCAGATCCGATACTGCGTCATGTTGGCGTTCGGAAGTGCGGAAGGGTCGCGCGGTACGATGTACGGCTCTGCGATGCGCACCCACTCGAACTTTCCGGCCAGGTCTGTCTCCCAGTCCACCAGGTCCAGCGGACTCACCAGGTACGAATAAGGGCGCTCTCCGCGTTCTTGCTGCTCGGCTAGACTCTCCGCGTCAGTGTCAAACGACGGGCGGTCTGTAATTGCATGGTATCGGCCATATGTCTGTGCCCCGTGCATGGCCAAACGCCTAAACGCAGGCATGCCGGTTCCGCACAGGTCAACGTCTGTCGTGTAGTCCAGCCATCCGCCGGTCGGGATCCCGTTCTCGTAGCGGGGCGGCTTGCGAAGGATACCAGCCGAGAAGATGTTTATCATGCTCAGGAACAGCGGGATATGGATGGCCCGCTCCCCTCGCTCGTCAAACTCATCTTTGGTCTCGCGGCGATGCTTCCACAGGAACGAGTTGAAGGACGTGCTGTTCCACTTGTACCGGCTCTCGTCTCGACCAAGGTCAGCGGGCAAGGAATCGCCGCCAGCCGCTGGGTCTGCATCTGAAGACTGAGCGAGCGGGATTGACTCAGCGGACCACCCGACCGTAGCGGCATAATCCGGCTGCAGTACATGGATGCCACCACGGGAAAAGCTGCGGGCCATCATCCACCGCAGTTGCATCCTAACGTAGTCAGGGTGTCTGATTTCGTCAAATTTTGGCATCAATTAAGCCGTCTCGGCCCACATGTTTTCGCGCTTATCCACCGGGGCGAAGTAACTCACCGGGTAGCGCATCGAGTCAACCGGGTCAGGCCGTGGTGTGCGGTTGAACCGCGTCCCGTCCGCGTTCCACTCAACTCCCATGATGTTCTCAATTAGGGCCTGGGTCTTGTCCCGTACCACGATGAACCAGCCAAGAGACCTATCCCCGACAGGGTCCATCTTCGTGATCACGTCATCCACGGACTGGCGTACGTGCGGGTTCCGGTTTCCACGGTCGGACTTCATGAGAAGGACGTTGAACCCTTCCTTCTTCATGAGCTTATAACTGGCCTTCTCGCTGTTCAGTTTGTTGTACCGCCCGCTCGCATCCATCACGATGACGGTGTCCGCCGGGTGATATCCGACCTTTTTCAGGGACCGCGCCAATTGCTCGCACGAACCGTTGCGCTCCAGGTAATCCACCACCACCCACCTGTCCGGGTCTCCGCTGCGGAGTCCAGAATAAACCTTGTAGATGGTACAGCTGTTCGGCGCGTGGTAATTCGGGTCAACACCGGCAATGTAGCGGATCTTGTTTCCGCCCTTGCGCCCGGTTACTGACTTTAAAACCTTCGCGGTGATGTCAAAGCGAGCCCACTCTGGACCCATTAGGTCTTCGAGGTTAAGCCCGTGGACTTCTGGCGAGAACCAAGAGAATACCTTTGTGAGCCTGCCTTGGTCTTCAATCTTGCGGACGGTCTCCCAGTCTGCCTCTACCTCAACCTTGTAGGTATCGGGGTGCATTGACTTTCTCATCACATCCATAGCCCGGTGGCTCATGAATGGATTTGAATACCCGCTGAATGAGAAAACCTTAACCTCTTTATCTTTAATATTGTCATCGTGTCGCTGTAGAGCTTCCCCGCCGGCAGGTGTAAGCGTCCTGAGCATCTTCGGCGTGTCCGTGTGCCGCAAACACAACCATGCGACCTCGCCAGCATACGTGCTCGATTTTTGGTCCTCGTCGCTTAGTATCCAAGAGCCATCCCATCCCCTGAGCCCGTCTGGATCTTTTGTGCTTCTAAACTGGACATTATGCCCTGTCCATAGAGTGAATTCCGGGTACGGCCTCGATAGAATGCTCTTTTGAATCAGCCACTTGTACGGGATAAACTCCATCAATTTGTTTCTTGCTGTCCATACGTGCTGATATGTCGGAGCGATTATGCGGCCATAACCCATTGGAGACTCGACCATTTGTTTCAATGACCACAAACCGCCTCCCTTTGTTTTACCTCCGCCTCTTCCGCCTCCGCCTTCGATCCTCTCCGAATCGCATGTTACAAGTTCAAACTGAGTGTGTGAGCATTTAAGAGTAAGAATCTTGCGAGGTTCGCCGGCCCATTCAAGTATGTGCTTATCCCACCTGCCGCCAAACACTTCGGACTTCTGCCCAGTGCTTACAAGCTTTCCTCTTATGTCTCGGTCGTATATCTCAAGTTCAAACGCAATGTCTATGTATCGGTTATCTGGGGATAACTCAGACTCCAGCCTCCCTAAACGATCCTTCCACCCCAGCGCCATTTTGCCTCTTTGCTCTGATCCCCGCCATATCTTCCTCCATCAGCGCGACTCTCTTCTCTATCTCGCTCATGTCGATAAGACTCTTAACGGCCTTGCTGCCATTTGAGATTGCGGCGATATCTTTTCTCAATTCGTCTTTCTCGCCGATGTCTGCGGCGGTAACTATTCTGTAGGCAAGCTCTGAGAGTAGGTCCGTCCACCAGATCGTTGTTCCATCTGGGGTTCTAAACTCAATCGATGCGTCTGTTTCTACTGCGCGCTGCTCAATAATTGACCGGCATCCATTTGCCCAGTCCTGAGCCGCTATATCTGTCTTGAATGTTCTTGAGTGCTTGGCTCCAGCAAGGTCCATCCATGGTACTTGCCATGAATTATTCCTTTTACGTCCTGGATTGCCAACCCATCGAACATCTGAAGGTATTCTACTGTCTGGCACTATTCAGTGAGTCGGATTGATGTGATAGCAACCGCATAAGACCCCCCGGGAAACGTTTTCCGATGGAGATTGGGACC